CCGCGATACCGGGCGCGGGGCTGGCCAATCGGTTCGGGGGTGGTGGAGTCGGGGGTGAAACTGTTCAACAAACGAGTGAAGGGAACCGAGCAGTTCTGGAACGAGGACGGAGCGGAATCGATCCTGGCGTTACGGGCGCTGAACCTGAGTCAGGATGGACGATGGGACCACTACTGGTTGTGTGGCCAGCTTCTGCGGGGAGCCGCATAACATGCCACGCACCCGTGGGCGCTGCCATGCCCTTGGGTTGCTGGAATGCTGCTGGCCAGGGTTGAAGGTTCGCAGGGCGTGATCCCAACCCGTTGTGTGCCGTCGCCATGTGCCCTCGAACCCTCGGCCCGAGAGTGCCTCGGTTGCTCACAAACTTCGCTCGCGCGCGCAGTCGCTCGAGCGCGCGCACGAGCGAACCGCCCCCGTCGTGCGTCGCTCGCGCACGCACACGGGGGGTATGGGGGGTGCGCGCGAGCGACGGCGCTGTGAACGTGAAGATGGGTTGGTTGTAGGGGTTCATTCTTCGGCCTCCCCGCGCGGCAGCGACGCGAAGTGAGCAGCGTGACTGCGGCCCACCGACCAGCGGTGGGCCAGACCCAGCGCCTCGGCCTGACGGAGGAGTTTGGCGGCGTGCCGTGCCGACAATCCCGATTCCTCGGCGGTGAGCAGGATCAGGTCGCGGGCCTGGGGCGTCTCTTTGATGAAGGTGCCGGCAAAGCGCCGGGCATCCCACCCGGCATCGGGGTCGGCTTCTTCCTCCTGCTTCCTGCGCGGCTTGTCACCCCGCAGTTGGCTGGGGTCCAGATCATCGGCAGGCGACCAGACCGGAAACGACCAGCGCAGGCATCGCGCCGAGCAAGGCGGCCACGAGCGCACCGCCGCGTCCAGGACGACCGCCTCGTCCTGCTCGTGCGGCCGCAGGATCATGTGCGTGTCGGTGGCGCGGCTCTGGCTGCCGGCGCCTGCGCCCACATCGGTGATGCTCTTGTTCGATTGGTTGCCCTTGCTGGAGTGGTGGATCAGCACGAACGAGCAGCGGAGCAGGTCGGCGTAGCGGTCGATGTGGTTGTAGAGCGAGGCCATCGTGCCGTTGTCGTTCTCATCCATGTCGCGCGGCATGAAGCGGTAGAAGGCGTCGAGGATGATGACCTTGAAGCGGCCCGGGGCCAGGGACTGGAAGTAGGCGCCCAGCGTGAACACATCCTGCAGGCAGCCGCGCAGGTTCTGCACCCACACATGGTCGGCGTAGGCGTCCACCGGAATGCCCCGGGCATTGGCGACCTTCGGGATGCGGTTGGCGCTGGTCTCGCCGTGAAGCTCGTTGTCGAGGATCAGCACATCCCCACGTTCACAGCGGAACTGCCCCAGCCAATCCCGGCCCGTCGCGATGGACAGTGCCAGGTCGGTGACCAGCCAGGAGTTGTGCGTTACGACGAAGTCATGCCCGGCCAGGAATAGGCCGCTGGGGTGCGCAACCTGGATGCACTTGACCGGGACGGAAGGCACGGGGACGACCGATTCAACAGCGTCGCGTCGCGAGCGCTGGCTGATTGGACGCTGCGGAAGAGCCGCCGTGCGCCGCGAGAATCGGAATGGTGAGCTGCCACGGCTGGCCGCGAACGTGATACGCAGTTTGTGCCCGCAGTCCTCGCCGTTGAGCCGCGCCCGTCCGACGCTGGTGGAGGCCTTGTGCCCCAGGGAGCGGACCAGCATCAGCACTTGAAAGAACAGATCCGGGTCGGTGGTGGTGAATTCCACCGCACCGGAACCATTGGCGTGTGTGTCGGCGTGGCTGTCGGAATCGAGCAATCCCGCCAGCAGCGCAGCCCGCTGTGTGACAGAAGCCAGCAGATAGGCATTCGGAATGCGCTTGCATTTCAGCAAACCCATGTGGCGCAAGATGACTCGCAGCCCCAGCACGGTGAATGAAGTGCAGCCGCTTTTGACTGCGGACTTGCCAACGTCCAATCCCGCGCGGCGTACCTGGGCGACCGCTTCGTCCACATCCTGCTGGTTGATGGCGATTGCTCCCTCGCGGGCCGAGCCGTTGCCCAGCCAATAGCCCAGGAGCCAAGGGTCCAGAGGCAGATCGACATCGTCTCGCTGGATGGCGCCCGCGATCGGCAGCAGCCACCGTCGATTGTGGCGTCCGGCGGCCAGTTGCTCAGTGGTGACAACGGCCCTGTGATTTCGTTGGACCACGCTCCACAGGTGTTTTGTATCGGCGACCACCGTCGCGCCGCTCTTGGTCGTGACGCGATAGCACGGTCGGCCGTGCATGATCTCTGAGACGGCAACAATGTCCGTCAGCGATCCGTCGGCGGTGTGGACGCGCATGCCTGGCTGAAGATCACCCATCATCAGCCAGCCGGCTTCCGTGAGGATGGGCGTGTCAATGGCCAGCGCCTTGCCCATCTTCGGCGCCGAGATCAGGTTCATGGTCTCGCCCTCGCGCAGCAGGCCGTGGAGGATCGGCGGGCGAAGGTTGGGGTACTTGCCGATCAGGGCGCGGACGCTCAGCGGCTCAAGCGCCAGCGGCGGCGCTGTGCCGACCACCGGCACCATCGGCGGCGCCGGCAGGGGCGAAGGTGACGATCCGTACCCCTGGCCGCGAAGCGCTGAGGCAGCGCGGGTGTAATCGCCGCCGTGCTCGAGAATCGTGTAGACGGCGAACGGGCCATAGGCCTTGTGGCCGTCGAAGGGCGCGGCGTTGGAGGAGAAGACGTAGAAGACGCGATCCTTGAGGGTCGCGCTCCAGCCGGAGGTCTTGCCTGGCCGCCGCCAGTACTGGTTTTCGCCGTCGCGGACCAGCGTCCACCCATGCTGGACGAGCAAAGCGGCAACATCGCCGCGAGCATTGAAGGCATCGCCCGGGCGCTGGGCCGAAGGGTTCGAGGGCAACGAGTGACCTTCGGGCGGCACCGCCACGGGCGGAGGGATCAGCTCGTTGAGGGACCAGGCCGCCTCGAGCAAGACATCCCGCTGCTCGGCAGTCACCGAGGGCAGATTCTCGATCTGGCCTTGGACCATCTGGTAACCGGGCGTGGGATGGCAGAGGAATAAGCCACCCTCGCCACGAGTCTCGATGAGGGTGAGGGTGATCTCCCAGGCCCCGGCCGCATTGCGGCGTGGTTTGTAGGTCTTGCCGGCGATGGTGACGGGTTTGTCATCGGGTGTGGGCACCGCGCGCTGGGCCAGGTGGATGTTGCCGCAGACGGCCGCGGCGCTGCGGTAGATGACATGCCAGCCGCCGGACTGGGATTGCTCGATCACCAGGCGGCCCATCAGCCCGGGCGCTTCGGCCCCTACCAGTTTGGCCCACCGGTCGAACAGTTCCCCGCCATTGTCGAAGTCGATCAACTCGAGGTTGCCGGAGACGCTGCCCGTCACGATGCACAGCGCCTCGTGCGGGTTGGCAAACCACGCCGACACCTCCGCCTCGGTGGGCAGGCGCTTCTGGTAGTCCTTCCACCCGGCCAGCGCAGGCCGCTTCTCGGCCAGCCGTGCGGGGAGCACGGCCAGGCCGGCCCGGGCGTAGGAGATGGCGGCGTCGCGCAGGTTCATGGTGGCGCGGTTCGCTCCTTCAGAACGGGACGTCGTCGTCGGCCGCCACGTACTGGGGCGGGTCGGCTGATTCAGGTGGTTCGGGAAGGCCGAGGTCTGCCGGGTCGGGCTTGGCCCCCAGCTCGTAGTCCACGATGCGGTCGTACTTCTCCCCGGCCACGGATCGCACCTTGATCGACAGCGCCGGGGCCAGCGCTCCGGCGCTGGCCAGGGCCACGGCGTCTTCGATGGTGTCGGGCACGGGCAGACGCGAGCGCATGCGCCACCACGCCTGTGCCTTCTGGCGGGCGTAGCCGCTGTGCTCCAGGCACACCCACTCGGACTTGTGCTGGTACTAGCCGATCTCGTAATCGACCCGCAGGGAGCGTGGTGCGTCCGGCGGTGCATCCCGTTTCACATGCACGCTGTAGCTGACGCTGCGGACGGGATACTCGGTGATCGTCACCTCGCCGGAGAGCACACCCGCCGAGTCGGCCGTGCCTTCGTGCTTCCGCCGCTCCGGGCGAGGGAACTCAATACCGCACTCTGGGCAGGTCGCATAACCCGTGGCAATCAGGGCCTGGCATTGGGGACATTCCTTCGCCGGCGCCTCACCCGGTCGCTTGGCCGCCGGGTCGGCGATGCGGATCTGGTCCACCGGGCCGTGCCGCAGGACGTTGCCGCCAAAGTCCAGGACCAGGCAATCGGCTTTGCCCTCGCACAATCGGAACCCCCGCCCGACCATTTGGTAGTAGAGCCCCGGCGACATGGTCGGCCGCAGCAGCGCCACGCAGTCCACGTTGGGCGCATCGAATCCCGTGGTCAGCACGTTGACGTTGACCAGGTACTTCAACTCGCCGTCACGGAAGCGGCGGATCAGTTGGTCGCGGTAGAGCGTGGGCGTCTGGCCATCGACAAACCCGCACTCGCCGCCGCCACCAGAGATCTGCTCGATCATCCGCGCCACGTGCTGGCCGTGTTTGACGCCGGAGGCGAACACCAGGCACGCCTTGCGATCCCGCGTGTACTCGACGATCTCCCGGCAGGCCGAGTGAACCAGCATGTCCTGCTCCATCAGCGTCTCGACCTCGTCGGCCACGAACTCGCCCGCTCGCACGTGCAGCGACTGGAACTCGGGCTTGTACCGGCCAGCCTTAGATTTGAGCGGGGAGAGATAGCCGTCGCGGATCAGCTCCCGCACCCCGATCTCGTAGCAGATGCTGTTGAGAATCCCATCCGGCGGCGGCGCGCAGATCGGACCCGACGACATGCGGAACGGCGTGGCGGTCAGGCCGATCACCCTCAGGTTGGGGTTGAGGGTGCGAGCATCCTCGAGGAAGCGGCGGTACATGCTGTCGCCGTCGGGCGGGATGAGATGCGATTCGTCGATAAGGGCGATATCAAAGGCCCCCAGTTCCCTGGCCTTCTGATGGACCGACTGGATGCCGGCCACGATGATCGGGTGCGCGGTGTCGCGGCTGGCCAGGCCCGCCGAATAGACGCCAATCTGCATCCACAGGTCCGGCGCCATCGCGTGCAGCTTGTCCACCGCCTGGGCCAGCAGTTCCTTCACGTGCGCCAGCACGATCACCCGCCCGCCCCACAGACTCACCGCGTCGCGGCAGATCGTGGCGATCACCGGGGTCTTGCCGCCCCCGGTCGGGATGACCACGCAGGGGTTGTCATCCCGCTGGCGCAGATGCCGCCAGACCGCCTCGACGGCCTCTCGTTGGTAGGCGCGCAGTTCCATCCGCTGGTCTCTCCCTGGCGTTACTTCTCGTCCGGCAGTGGGAACAGTTCTTCGGGCGTGGCAAACAGGCGATGCAGCCGTTCGCCCTTGAGAAAGGCGGCCAGGGCGCGCTCGGTCTTGGCGTAGCGCTCTCGGAGCTCGGGCCGCGCCACCTTCCCCCCGGAGGAGGAGCCGATCAGGAACTGGAAGAGCAGCACCACCGGCTGGTCGTTCTCGCCGACCGGAGCGCCGCGCTGGAGCACGTCGGCGAAGTGCCGCAGCATCGCGCGGTCGCACGAGTACCAGGCGCGAGCCAGAACCGCCTTGGTGATGCACGTGGCGATGCCCCGGAACTGCCGCTTGCCGGAGAGCAGTTCGCCGGCGAACGTGATGGCCTCCCGGTGCTGGAGCAGCCAGGTGAGTTCATCGCCGGCGGAACGCCGACGGGCGGTTCCCAGACCCGCGATCATCGCCCGCAACGTCGCCAGTTCATCGCGCCCGACGTGGCCGATGTTCGCCGACAGGGAGAGGATCTGGTCGTTGGAGCGGGTCTTGCCGGTGTCGATGACCGCCATTGCCTCCGGCGGCTCGTTGACGAAGATGCGCATCGGCACCGTGACACCTGACATGACCACGGCCCAGAGCCGGTGCTGGCCGTCGAGGAGCACGCGGTTGGGGCTGAAGGCGATCCCCTGGTGCGTGAGTTGCCAGCGCCCGGCCCGCATCTCGTTGGCCAGCGTCTCGACGTGGGCGTCCATCAACGCGCGGTTGTGGGTGTTGCAGTGGGTGAGCAGGTCCTCGGCCAGCGCCGGGGTCAACTCCAGCACATGGCTGTGGCGATCCGTGCGAGAGAACAGGTCTTCGGTTTTCATTGGGCGACTCCTTTCAGGTGCTCGGAGAGATGGGCAACTAGAGCCCGCAGGTAGTCGGGCTTGAACAACTCGATGAGGGTGCGAGCGCCCATGACCGGGTCATGGGGCATCGACAAGGCCGTCATGGGGGCGGGCTTGGTGGATTGACGGATGGGTGTGAAAGCCTTCAAGGCTCCGCGTCTGGCGGCGGGGTTGTATTTTTTCCCATCCTTGCCAGTGCGCGCGGGCAGTTCAAAACCGTTTTGAACTGACGAATGCGATGGCGAACTCTTTTGCTCCCGCAGCTTGCGCGCGTCTTCGATAGATCTGCGGTACTTCGATACCATCGCCTGGGAGACGCCGACGTGTTCCGCGATGGCACCGTCAGTGTCGCCCGGCTTCATCTTCAGCGCCTTGATGACCGCCTTGGCCTTGTCGTTGTTGGTCCGCCGCAGGCCGTGCGTTTTGTTCGCACCGAGGCTTTGCCACTGGGCTTCCTCCTGAAGCCCGGTGGTCACCTCGGCCTTGATTTGCTTTCGCCCCAGCTTCCGATAGGCGAAGTAGCGGTGGAAGCCATCCACCAGCCAGTGGACAGCGCCGTCGGACACCACCTGCACCGGCGGAAACTCCGTGCCGGATTCCAGCAGGTCCGCGTACTCGGCCACAACGCCCTGGTCGATGGCCATGCGGGGCTGGGTGTCGCCGTCGATCCTGATCTTCGCAATGTCGAGCATCTGCTCGCTCATGTTCGTGCTCCTTGTGTGGGGGGTGCCGCTCACCGCGCATCCGCGGGCACACCGGCGCCTTGCAGCACCAGGTCGCGGTGCCCGTGCTGGCGGAGGGCCTTGGACCCGGCGGCTCGGAGTTCGGCCTCCACCTCGTTGAAGACCTCCATCGCCTCATCCACCGACATCCGCTTGTGCCATCTGCAGGGATGGCCCTCGAACCAGTCGGCCACGGCGCAATAGCGGAGGGCCGCGCCAAGCAATTGACTGTGATCGACCTTGTGCGGGGTGCTGCTCATCGCCGCTCCGTGATGCGAACCATGACCTTGCCGTTGGGGACGACTTGGGCCTTCTCGATGAGCAGCCATACGATCTGGCTGTCATCCGGGAAGGCGCCGCCGTGCTGGAGGGAATCGCCGACGGCCTTGAGAAGGTTGTCCAGGTCGCGACGCCTCTGATCGGGCGGGAACACCTCGATGGCGACCGCCAGCCTGCCGGTCATGGGCCGCACGCCCTTGGCCCGCAGCAGCGTGGCGACCGTCTTCTGGTAGGCCCGGCCCTCTTCGCTGATGACCATGCGTCCGCGCCACATGCGCCAGTAGTGGTTCACCGACGGCGGGAATGGCAGCTCGACTTCCAGCATGAAACGACCTCCGACAAAACCTCCCGCCGGCCAACAAGCGCCGGCGGGAGGCGCGCATGAGAGAGAGCGTGGGGATCAGCGACGCCAGGGGGGCGTCGGGTTCGCGGCCTGGGCGGGAGTGGCGCTGGCCGGCGCCGCTTCGCGCCTGGCGTAGCCCTTGACCTCGTTGGCCGGTTCGCCGGTGTCGTCGCGTTTCTTCAGCTTGACCGTAATGACCAGCGGGATGTTGTGCAGCTCGACGCTGTCGCCCGGGGTCATCACGCCCACCGCCCGGCAGATGGCCGAGAGTTCCTGCCGCGCGATCTGCACGGTGGTCGGGTTGGAGTTGTTCAGGTTCAGCCGCGCCCACACGAAGCGGCCCTTGAAGGGGCCGTCGAGGATCTGGAACGAAAGCTGCAGATACTGCCCCGACCCGTTCTTGGTCGGCTTCATCTCGCTTTCGGTGATGACGGCCAGGTACTTGCCCGCGGGGATGGGCTCAAAGTCCTGGGACGGTTCGACCTGGTTGGCGTTGAAACCATTCAGATTTGCCATGTGCGTATCTCCTTGTACCTGGGTTTTGCGTCCTTGATCCGATCAATCACGCCGACACGGGGGCCGGCGAGGGGGTTGTGGGAGGGGTTGAGGGAACCGGGGAGTGGGCCTGCCGGGCGAAGTATTCGTAAGCCGCCCACTCCAGCGGCAGCTCGAAGGGCATCTTGAGGCGGTTTTTGGCCACGTGGGTCGGGCCTTCGGCGGTGCGCATGACGCGCTCGGCCTGGACGTTCTTGACCTTCCTGGGGTCGGTGGTGGTCGAGTACGTGGCGAAGAACACCTCGTCGCACCACTCCATCACCACCGCCGCCGCCAGCTTGTGAAGGCGCGGACTGAAGCGGTCGAAGGCCGAGTCCTCGGGGGTCTGGAACTTCTCGATCTTCGTGTGCGCGATCAGGATGATGGCCATGCCCCGGTCGCGGCGCAGGGCGTCGAGGGCATCGATGACCATGCGCCACTCATCGAGGGCAAAGACGTAGCCTTTCTGGAAGCCGATGTTCTCGATGTTCTTGACGTTCTTGCGGATGCAGACTTCCTGCCAGATCGGCCGCTCGAGCCAGTCCAGCGAATCGACGACCACGGTGCGGAAGTCATGGGGCTGGCCCCGCAGCTCCGTCAGCGCTGCCATCACGTCGGCGAAGCTGCGGGCGACGGGGAACTTGGCGCAATCGATCTCGCCCAGGCCGTCTTCGGTCTGGATGAAGACCGGGTGGTCGCTGGTCGCGGCCCAGGTGCTCTTGCCCACCCCCTGGACGCCGTGGATCATGCAGCGGCGCGGGGCCGGGCGTTTTCCGTGATGGACTTGGGACAACAGGCTCATGTGCGTGGCTCCTCAATGGGTTTGGTTCACATGGGGCCGGGGGCGGCATCGACCGAGCCGCACCGGGAGGCGGGTCATGCGCGCTGCGGGCGCTGAACCCCAGCCCCGTATCGCGCGTCACATCCAGTCGAATGTTCGGGCGTCCTCGTAGCCGGTAGGCCAGAACGCCAACTCCCGGCACTGCCGCAGTCGCTTGACGGCCTCTTCGTTCTCCTTCTGGGCGACGGCCAGCACGTTCTGGCCCATGCGCCACACCCCGGCCCGGAACGGTTCTTCCTTCTCCACCGCGATCAGGTGGACAGGGAGCTCGCGCGGATCGACCTGGGCGGCGGCCGCCAGGACGGAGCGGTAGAAGGCCAGTTGATGGGGATAGCCGTAGCGGCGGGCATCCGCCTCGAACCAGGTCAGGTCGTCGGCGGTCTTCAGGTCGACGATGGCCGCGCCGGGAAACTGGCTGAAGAAGTCCAGACGGATCTGGCACGGCACCCCATGCCACGGGGTGCGGACGACGCCTTCGGCGATGCCCTTGGACAGAAGCTGCCGGGCCAGGTCGTGTGAGAGCACGCCGGCGGCCATCTGCTCGCAGAGCGTGGCCTGATCGTTGGTGAGCACCGGCTTGCCCTGCGCCGCGGCCCATTCGGCAAACGCCTTGGTGGTCGTGCCGAACGGCTGGCCGGTCTTCTCGTTGATCGGGCCGCCGATCGCGTACTCGGCCAGGAACTTCTGTCGGCCCTCGAGGATCAGGGTGTGGGCGGCTCGACCGATCAGGTACGCCGGCCGGTCTTCATCCTTCGCCAGGCCAGTCTGCTTCCAGTGGTACAGCAGCGGGCAGCGGCGGAAGTCGGCCAGGCGATGGCTGCTGAGGAACTCCGCCGCCTTCGCGTGGTAGGTCTCCGCGGGTTCCTGAGTAAAGCAGCTGAGGAGTTGTGTGCTGGTCATGGTCGGCTCGTCCTTCACAGGCTCGGCGGCACCACGCCGCGTCGCCCGTGAAGAGATTCGCCGCCCGACCCCACCGCGCGCGGGGACATGCCAAAGTCATGTGTCCAGACACATGTCCGACGTGTGACCCCGTATGTCCCCGCGACGCCTCGGATGTGTCGGACATGTGATCGGCGCCAGCCACATCCAAAGCCACAGACTTGTCCCCGGCCTGGCCGCGAGCATCGCGCCCGTTCGGTCGAGAACGTCTCGACTGCGTCGCAACCGAATCACGCGAAAGGAACACGCGATGCAGAACCAGTCAGTGAACCGCTATGAGGGGTACGTCGAACAGTGGAAGGTCAATCTCGCGCTGGGGCGGATCAAGGCGTTCCGCTTCCCGGCCGACCAGTGGCCCGACCTGCTGCAGAACCTGATGCCGGCGATGGCCGGCTTTCACTTCCAGGCCGACCGCGCCGGCGGCCGTAACGAGGCCCAGATCCTCCACGGCCTGGTCTCCAACCGTCTTCGCTCCGTGCTCCGCGCCCAGCAGCGTGAGCAGCGCCGCGTGTTGCGGCACCGCGATCTCCTGGGCGTGAGCCCGGAGAACGCCGAGTCCCATCCCGCCTTCGCAACCTGCGACCGCGCCGACATGCAGTTGGACATCGACATGACGCTGGCCCAGTTGCCCGAGCGCGAGCGCAGCATCTGCCAGCGACTCATGGCCGGCGACTCAATGGCGCAGATCGCCCGCGACCTGGGCCTGGGCTGGCACAGGGTTCAGGCCAGCATCGTGCGGATTCGCGAGCAATTCACCAAGCTGGAGTTGGACGCATGGCTGCAGAACTGACCAGGGCATCGCTACGGATGGGCCGGTCGGATTCTGCGGCAGGTGCAGCGAATCAGACTGGACTTTCCGGCCAGATCATGGCACTGACTCAAGCCGCGAAACGCGAGCGGCGGCCGCTCTCCACGCGATGGATGACTGACGAGCTGATCGCGTACACGCAGCGGGTGTGGTCCGCGTACCTGGGCCATCCCGTAACCGAAGCCGAGGCGGTCGAGATGCTCACCAATGTCCGGAACGTGGCATTGGCGCTGGCCGCCGCAGAAGACGGAGAACCAAGGCCATGAAGATTGTGATCTGGGCGCGCGTGTCCTCCCGCGAACAGCGCGAAGGCTACTCCATCGACGCGCAGCTTCGATTCTGCCGGGCCAAGGCCCAGCGGGAAGGATGGACGGTGGTCAAGGAGTTCGCCGTGGCCGAGTCGGCCAAGCGCGGGGCCGAGCGGGTGGTGTTCAACGAGATGTACGACTGGGTACGCCGCAACGCCCGTAGGGAACGGATCGGCGGCATCCTCAGCCACAAGCTCGACCGCGTCTGCCGCAACATCCGTGACGCGGTGCGGATGCAGGAACTCGAGGACACCTGCGGCGTGAAGCTCGCCTTCGTCGACAACGAGTTCGGCCCGGGCGCCGCCGGCGCCCTGTCGTTCAACGTCATGGCCGCCGTCGCCCAGTACTACTCCGACAACCTGCGGACGGAGGTGCTGAAGGGGCGCAACGAGAAGGCCGAGCAGGGCTGGTTGCCCGCGGGTGCGCCCTACGGCTACATGAATGTGAAGGATCGGGACAAGCCGATCCAACCGCACCCGAGCGAATCGAAGACCGTCATCCGCATGTTCGAGCTCTATTCGCGGGGCGACACGACCTTCAAGCTTCTGGCCGACCGGCTCCTCCGCGAGGGCCACGTCTACCGTCCGGCCTATCCCCGCTTCACGCCCACCGCTGTCTCGTACATCCTCAACAACCGGTTCTACATCGGGCAGTTCCGCTGGCACAAGAAGGAGTGGCGACCCGGCCGCCACGAGCCGCTGATCGACGTGGCGACCTTCCAGCGCTGCCAGGCGCTACTGAGCGGGAAGACCCGCCGTCTGGCCAAGCCCGACCTGCCCTTGGCCTACCGGCTGTTCCGCTGCGAGCACTGCGGGAGCTTGATCACCGGGGAGCGAGTACGGCGACGACTCAAAGGGGGCGGCGTGCGCGAGCACCTCTACTACCGCTGTGCCAACAACAACCCCGGGCCGGACCACCCGGTGGTGCGCTGGCGGGCGGAGGAACTGGACGAGGCCATCGCAGAGGACTTGGGCACGATGCGCATGCCCACCCCGGAGATCGCGGCGTGGTTCAGTCATTCGTTGCAGCAGGTCTTTACCCTCGAGGCCCAGCAACGGAACCGCCAGCAGACGATCCTGGCGCGGCGGCGGGCGGAGCTCATTGGGCAGAAGGACCGGCTGGTGCGGGCATTTGTCTCCGGGGCCATCGACGAAGCGACGCTCAAAGCACAGAACGTCGACCTTGACGCCCAACTGCGCGAGTTGGATCGGCAGATCGATGGGACCGGTGACATGGAAACTGGATGCGGGGACATCGCGGTCAAGTTGTTCGACTGGACGCAGAATGCGGCCGAAGACTGGCGCGGTTCAAAGATCGCGAGGAGGCGGCTGGTTTTGGAGGCAATATCTTTGAACCGGCGGCTGAGTGCCACAAGTCTTTGCTTGGAAAAGAGAAGGCCGTTCCAAGAGCTATCAGAACGGCCTTCAATCCAGCTAAATCGGGGCGACAGGATTTGA